ACTTTACCGTTTACTATAATTTGATATTTTTTATATCTATTCTTTTCATCTATAAAAAATTTTCTTAACTTGCTGTCGCTCATTATATCTATAGCATGTAACGCTTCAGGAACGCTACGCACTTTAAGAGTATGAGTTTTCCCAAGCTCCTCTCCTAATTCCCCATGAAAAGTTATTTTTGTCATTTTTTGTGATCGTAAATAAAAAATTCGTCGCCTTTAATGTAATACATTAATAATGGAAGTCTTTGAGATCGGCTTACTAACATATCGCTTTTAGAAAATTGTTTATTTTCAGGTCTATTGTCTGGATGAGAATGATAATAAGCTATAATATTTCCTAGCTCAGTGCCTTTAACATAATCTAAAGGGTCTATCCTGAATCTTATATTTTTTTTTGAAGATATATTCTTACATTTAAAAGCAAACTTTTCATTTCCATTATCTATAATTAATCCACAACACTCATTTGGCGATTCTTCTAAAGAGTGCCTTTTAATATACTTTTTTATTTCTTTAGAAAGGATCATGTTATTGAAGTTTTAGTGTTAGTTCCGGGGAACCCGCCAAAAGGCAAAAGCTCATTTGCGTGTCCTTTCGTGCATGGATTGTTACTATCTGTGCAATTTTTTGCTGACCCATTTTTTCCCCATCTTAATTTACAGGCGGCTATAGTTTTTGAACATTGATCAGGCTCCCAATATAAAGAATTGGGTGGGGCAAACCCTGAAGGAACATCGGTGCTTTCATCTACCGGAGTATTCCCTTTAGATACAAAATAGTAACGAACTCCATTTTTCTCCAAAAACACAACTCTACCTTTCGCATAAGTAGACACCTTATTCCACTCAACAGGGCAAAGAGCGTCTCCTGCACCACACTCAAAAGGGTTTTTTATATTGTCTGAATTATAATTACTTACCTGACTTGAAATTAATTCATTTTTATCATTAGCAATAGGAGGGGCAAATTTAGGTAAATGTTCAGTTGCTCCAAAAACATCTTTTTGATTCTTTAAATCGTTCGTATTACTAGCCTTATATTCATAACAGCATCCTTCACCCCTATAAGCCCAAGGGCATCTCGTTGCAAAAACTCTTCTTCCGGGGAGTTTAAAATTTTGAACGTCAAGAACAGAAGCGAGTTCAAATTGAATTGATTTTTTATCTTCTACAGTCTTTGAATTTATAAAAAAGACCTCTTCCGGGAATCTTGCGTGTGCGTCAGGCTCTAGTGATATCCCGTCAATACTATTATTAGCGTCTAAAAATTTTGCGAAAGTTCTAATCCTTGTTACTTTTGCTCCAACTAAATTATCTAATTGAAGAAAAGCTCTTTTTAGGGAAACGAATTGAGCAACGCTTTCGTCACTCATGGATTCATGAGTCATAATTGATAATTTGGGCCTTGGAAGTTCACCAGAAGAGTTTAATTCAAAACCTTCAGCTATAATAGGAGCACCATAATATTGCTTATTTTGATACCATAATGTTCTTCCTTCTAATATATGTAAGTTGTGAAATCTTAACACTTCATCAGCAATAGCAAGAGTGTTCCCGCTTAAAGTGTTAGTTATTAAATCCGATATATCAATTTCAAAAAAAGTTATTAAAGTATTGGGCTCAAGCGAGGTGGCCTCGCTAGTGACTTTTTTTAACGAACTTTCAATATCACTAGTAGAACTCATGGTGAGACCTCTCTAAATGTAGCGGAAACGTTGAAATTATTTACAAATGTATTGTCGCTAGAAAAATTATCACACACAAATCTCTTATATACCGAATATGGAGCGGGTGGTTTAAAGTAAAAATATTCTACTCCCGCTCTAGCAGTCAGAAAATGAATAATAGCGGTGGCTTTTTTGGCGTCTAAGTTCTGGAATTTTAAACTAAATTGTAATAAATTATTATTAATTCCATCCTTCATCCTTTGCTCATATCCGTCGCCATATTTTATGGTTTTGACTTTAGGCTTATGAGAAACACTTACAGAGTAACTGGGCTTCCAAAAAAAATAAGGTCTTTGCTCTGAATCTGGAGGGAGAGTTAATATACCCTCCCAATAAGCAGAGCCCTCTTGCGGCTCTGAAGCTGTAGAACTCGGCCCGTTTGCTTGTTGAGCGTAAAAAAACCGGTTATTTTTAACTACAATATCATTTTCTATATAATCTACCGTAGCCTTGTAATTACTAATGTTGTATATTGATGCCATTTCCTTTTTCCGCTTGTATTTACACTACATTGTTGTAATTTTTATCAGGAATTTGTTATGAACTATATAGATTTTTCAGACATTAATTTAAAAATTAATAATGAAATAATATACTGCGATAACGTTAGGTTATCAACGAGTATAGATATAGCTGCTGCATTTGAAGAAGAATCAAAAGTCCCTAATAGTTTTGTCCCTACGTCAAATTACCGAGGGCAATTAGGGCTTAGTTACTACTTAACTGGCAAAGATTTTATTTACGATTTTACTCATAAAAGCGAAACGCCAATTTCTGTAAATTTAGGTGGGCTAACTATTAACTCTGGGTATTTATCCTCTTACTCTTTTGCGTCTAGAGCCTACTCATTTATTAAAGTGGACGCAGAGTTTACTTTTTTCGAAAAAATTAAAGGTCGAGTAAATAGGTCTACTGAAATTATAAAGCCTAAAAAGTTGTCTAAAATTAAAGATATTACAATTGACAAGACGGAAAAAGTCTTAGAAGAAAAGCTTGTCACCTTTAGTTATTCTTACTCGACGACGATCAACCCAAGCGTTGAAGTAAAAGATTCTGTAAAAGATATAAGCGTTGAAAGAGTATCGTCGGCTAACAAAACTGTAAAAGCCTCCTTTGCAACTTATGATTATCAACCAGCTATTGATCTATCGCTACCCTCAAGTGAGGCTCAGTTTAATTTTCAAGGGGGTCAAGACTATAAAGTGAACGGGAAAATTGTAGCTGATAATACAAGCTTAAATGTAGGAGAAAATCTCGTAAGAGAGTATGAAGTCTCTCAAGGGGTTTTAGACTTTAGGCCAACGATTAGCGGATTTTACCCAACTCAAGGCGCAGTGGGTAGTTCTTTTATCGTAAGCGGAGAAAATTTAAAGAACGTTGTTTCAGTTCACATATTCGACTATTTAGCTAACGTAACTGAGACTTCATCGAATGACGGTTTAGATTATGTAACCGTGGAAGTACCAACAGAACCTTTTGTTGGTTTTAAAAGACCGATAAAGCTCTCCACTTTTGGCGGACATGCCGTGTCCACAGGAGTATTTGAAGTAATTTAATCGCCCTTTGTCTTACTTTTAATAAATTTCAAAAGTTCGTAAGCTTTCAGTTTGGAAATTCCATCAACACTATTTATTTCTTCCGCGTTGGGATAATTATCTTTAATAAGTTTATTTTTAACTTTATCAAAGGGGATTTTCCTTTCAGAGAGAAGGTCTTTTAGGCACTTCTTTACGTCTACTTGACCTACTCCAGAAACTGTCCCAACTTGTTCTCCAGAAACATCTGATACATTATTTGTGTTTACTTCTTCTTGTCCGACGATGTTTATTTTTAAAAAGTTTCTTACGCACCTTACGAAAGCTCTATTTTCAGCTATTGGACCCAAGAAAAATCTAGCAAAATCATTAGTGTTGGAGGGTGACGCATCTCCAATAGCAGAGAAGATAACTGGCTCATTCTCTGTTTCGTAATTGGGCTTCCAAGTGATCGTGCAAGTTGTTACAACGTAGTCTGCGCTTGGAGACACTACATCATAAGTTACATGTGAATATCCACGAATTTGAGCAAGTTCTTTGATTCCCCCAAGAAGAATTAATAAATTTTTATCTTCTATTTTTGTTACATCGGTCTCTTGAGTCTTTTGTCTGTTAGCAACCAAGTATTCAGGCTTAACCATCTTCCTCCAGTCAATTAAGCCGTCTTCGTTGTAAACGTAGTCTATTCCTTGAATTAGACCATTCTCATCCCTTTTAATGGTTTTCACTTTTTCTTTCTTAACGGACATTAGATATGTCTATATACTAAATCAAAAAATGACTCAAGCTTTTTCTAGAATATGATAGCAGTCAAGATTATCCCAAAAGGAAGGATTGTTAACGGGTATAGGTTGAGGGATAAAAGAGTTAGAATTTTTTATTGGTTTAGAATTAAAGTCTGGGTCTTTCCTCCAGAAAGCCAAATCCCCCAAAAGGTAGTGCTTTCCGCTTACGTAAAATAAATCCTCATCCTTTTTATTTTTTAATTTTTCCGTATCTGATCTTTGTTTTTTGGGCCTTTGGATAATGTTTCCGTAATCAATATAATCTAATTTATATTGTTCTAATTCTTCTGGACGAAGAAAGCTATACAAAGCGTAAGCTATTCCATTACTTCTTAAATATCTCACATAATCCGCATTGCTATTTTCATCAATCAGATAAACAAATTCTTTTATTCGGCTTTTGTATTTTTTGAGAAGTTCTATTTTTATAGGCTTATTGGTTAGAACGGAACAAGGCCCACGCTCTAGCTGCTCTTTAAGAATGTCCTCGTTAAACATTAAGTCCATCCTTAAGATTACTGAGTCTAAATTAAAAATTCTTAAATCTACAGGATGAGTTGGAACCATTTCATAAGTTTTGTTGGGATAATTTTCCCCAATATAAACCGTTTTAAATTTCGGTGAAAAATCTAAGCCTAACAATTCGCAAACTGACCCAGCTATAGATTCTGGAGTTATAGTATTAATAGACTTAGGGTGCTCTTGAGAAGCAAAAGTTGGTTTATCTCCTTTTCTGTCAGCCTCAAGAAGTATAACGTCTTCGTCTTTACTCCAGTAAGGTCTGGAGTTTTGAGTATACATATTGCAGTATAATCCAACTATTTTTTTATTTAAACCTGAAGCTATATGTATCGCAAAGCTATCCACTCCTAAATGCAAGGCAGACCTTCTTATTAAATAAGCTGTTTGATTGTAAGAGGTTTGACCACTAACATAAACGCAATTATCTAGCCTTGGTTCATTTTTGCCCCCTATTTGCAATAGGTAAATGTCGTTAGCGGAAAGAACTGGATACAGCAAATGCATCACCTCATTCCAGTAATCGTATTTTCTACTGTCAAACTTTCCAAAAGGTTGGATAGTAATATATTTTTGATCTAACCCTAAAGGAAAGTAGTGCTCTAATATTTCTGGCTTATCAATTTGTAGACCAGTTGCTAATGAAAATGTTTCTATTATGTGCATTTTATTCTGCTATTTTATTGAAAATGTAATAAGTAATTAAGGCTATAGAATTACAAATAGGAAATGCAATAAAGTTTTCAAAAAAGAAGCAAAGGATAAGAGTAATCCAGACAGAAAAACAAATTGGGCAAGTTATTAATCTGATAAAAAAGCTATCGTGATCTTTTAATAAATAAGAATGATAATCTAAAGTTAAATCATTTTTTTGCTTCTCTTCAAAGTCGTGAATTAAAAAAAATTTATCAGCATAGAAAATCTTACAATATTCTTGAAACGCTTCGCTCTTGAACCAAATTACAAGAATTAAA